GAATTATTAAGAGCATTAGATAATGATGGATCTTCTTCAAGTTCATTCATAACACCTAAAACTTACTATCCGAGCGCATAATGGGAAATTTATCTAGAGGAAAATATGCTTATATGATTTCAGACCGTTCTGGTCAGAGATTTCCATATACTGAAATGTTACAAGAATGGAATGGATCATGGGTACATATTTCTGAATATGAAAAAAAACATCCACAACTTGAACCAAAACCACATCAAGCTGATCCTGAAGGATTACAATATGCTCATCCTGATAGACAAGAGCCACCTGTTATTATTGAACTTACACCAAATCCTTTTACAACAATTAAATATGCAGGTAATACTTATATTAATGTTTATTCACAAGATCATGGAAGATCTACTGGAAATGTTGTAAGATTTAGAGGACCTCCTGAAGTATACACTGTAGGAACATCTACAAGAGAGACATCCTTTGAATTAGTTCCATTTTTTGATGGTGTTACAGATATTTCAAATTCAAATGGTTTTACTATTACAGTTGGAAAAATTGATTCATTTGGTATTGTAAGTGATACTTTAAATTATTTTTATTTTAGAAGTACAGATACGGCAACTAACGGAGGAGTTTCAGGAGGTGGAGCACAATGTTCTGCAGGTCCAGTAACTCTACAGGCTTAATATGACATACGCAGAACTAGTACAAAAAATTAGAGATTACACAGAAGTAGATTCAAATGTATTTACATCAACTATTGTAAATGGTTTTATTTTAGATGCTGAATGGAGAATTCAAAGAGATGTAGATTCTGATAATAATAGAAAATATGCAACAGCTACTATTATTGCAGGTCAACCTTATGTAAGTACACCTTTAATATCAGATCAGACTTTAATTATAAGAGAAGCTCAAATTATTCCATCGGGTGTATATAGTAGTAATGCTATTGTAGAGTATAGAGATACTGGTTTTATTAATGAATATAACGCTTCTAATGCACAAGGATTACCTAAATATTTTAGTTATTGGGATGAACAAAATATAGTATTAGCACCAATTCCTGACTTGACATATACCATGCAATTAAATTATACCTTGAAGCCAGCAGGATTATCTGTTAGTAATACGACAACATATTTAAGTCAGCAATTTCCCTCTGGCTTGTTATATGCATGCCTTGTTGAGGCTTACGGTTTTTTAAAGGGTCCGGCAGACATGATACAATTTTACGAACAAAAGTATCAGTCAGCGTTACAAGGATTCTCTATTGAACAAATGGGAAGAAGAAGACGAGATGAATATCAAGAAGGTTCACCTCAGATTCAAAAACAAGGATAATATAATTAGGAGTTAATATGGCTATAACACAAGCAGTTGCAAATTCGTTTAAAGGACAACTTTTACAAGGTGGACACAATTTTAATACCACTAATGGAAATATCTTTAAACTTTCTCTTTATACTTCTGCAGCAACTTTAGATTCTTCAACAACTGTTTACACTTCAACAAATGAAGTTGCAAATACTGGTCAGTATGTAACAGGTGGTGGAGTTTTAGCAAATGTATCACCAGTTGTTTCAAGTGGTGTAGCATTTATAGATTTTGCAGATATATCTTTTACAGGCGTTACTTTAACTGCAAGAGGTGCTTTGATTTACAATACATCAAACACAAATGCGGCGGTATGTGTATTAGATTTTGGAAGTGATAAAACAGCAACATCTGGAACTTTCACAATTCAGTTTCCAGCAGACACAACATCAGCGGCTATTCTAAGAATCGGCAACGCGTAATAGGAGTCACCTATTATGGCGAATGGCTGGAATATTGGAAGTTGGGGAATAGGTGAATTTGGAACAGGTTTAGAAAATGTAAACGTTGTTCTTACTGGACAACAATTAAATATTTCTACAGGTTCTTTAAATGCAGTTGGAGAAGTTAATTCTGGCTGGGGAAGATTAACCTGGGGACAAAATTCTTGGGGCATTGATGGAATTAATGGTAATGCAAGTGTAGATGGTCAACAATTAAATGTATCTTTAAATTCTGTAAGTTTTTTAATTGATGGAAATGTTAATTTAACAGGGCAACAATTAAATATTTCTGAAGGAATTGTTGATCCAAATCCTGACGCTAATGTAACTGGTGAACAGTTAAATATATCTTTAAATTCTGTAACTGCTTTAATAGATGTTAATGTTAATTTAACAGGGCAGCAATTAAATGTTTCACAAGGAGACGAAACAGTAAGTATAAGTATATCTCCTACAATTACAGGAAATGCATTAAATATAGCTGAAGGAGAAGTAGATCCAAGTCCAGATGCCAATGTAACTGGTATTGGAATGACAGTTGCTTTATCAGTTGGAACAGTAGTAATTGGAACTGGTAATGTTGCATTAACAGGTCAACAAATAAATATAGCTCAAGGAACAGCACAAGGTGTACCAAATACTATTGCAAGTGTTACTGGAATAGGCTTAAATATAGCAGTAGGAACAGTATTTGCTGGTGGAACAGTAGTTGTTATACCTACAGGAAATATATTGACTATAGCTTTAAATGGTATAAATAGTCAGGTCTGGACTGAAATTAGTACTGGAACTGATGCAACTTGGACAGAGATTGACACAGCCGCATAAATTAAATAATATAGTAAAATAAGGAATTAAAATTATGGCATCAAGTTATTCTACAGATCTAAAACTAGAATTAATGGTAACTGGCGAAAACGCTGGTACATGGGGTGATATTACAAATACAAATTTAGTTATTCTTCAACAAGCAATTGCTGGGTATCAATCTGTTGCAGTTAATGCAACAACTGGACTTACTCTTACATTTACAAATGCAGCAGTATCTAATGGTAAAAATGCTGTTCTTCAACTTACAGGAACTCCTACGACCAATATTAATATTAGTGTTCCTGATGGAATTGAAAAAACATATATTATTGATAATCAAATTACTCATGGAACAAATACCGTTACATTTAAAACAACTTCAGGAACTGGAGTTAAATTAGCACAAGGAAATAAATATACGTTATATTCGGATACAACAAATGTAAATGTTGCTCAAATGACTCAAGTATGGAGAGCTATAAGCACAACAGCTACAGTGCAACCTGGTTCTGCAATTCTTGCAAATACTTCTGCTGGTGCATGGACATTAACTTTACCAGCTTCTCCAGCTACTGGAGATATAGTTTCAATAGTAGATTCAAATTATAAATTTAATACTAACAATTTGACAGTTGGACGTAATGGTTCTAATATAGCTAATACTGCAGCTGATCTAGTTGTTAATACACAAGGAGCTGGATTTACTTTAGTATATTCAGATAATGCAACAATTGGTTGGACATATATAGATAAATAATTATGGCAAATTACGCAGAAACAAAATATAATTACGACGGAGCCTATTTAACAGGTATTCAAGGTGTGAATACTGGAATAGTTGTTCCTTGGGGTTCAGCTTCAATTCCATCTGGATTTTTATTATGTAATGGTCAATCAGTTTCAACAACTACATATGCTGCATTGTTTGCAGTCATTGGTTATACATATGGTGGATCAGGTGCTTCTTTTTTAGTTCCAGATTTAACTGATAAAACAGTTGTAGGAGTAAGTGCAGCTAACTCAAAAACGTTAGCACAATCAATTGGTGCAAACACTGTAACTCCAACAGGAAACATTGGTGGATCTGTTGCAGCTACAACTTTAAGTACGGCTCAAATACCATCTCATAGCCATCAAACACCATCAACTTATAATCCTTATTTAGGGGATTGTGGTAGTGCTGGTCTTAGACAAATAGGTCCTTACCAACAAATGACTCAAGTTGCAACTGGGAGTGCAGGGAGTGGTCAATCTCATACTCACAATTTATCGGCTAACTTTACTGGATCAGCAAGTTCTGTTCTTCAACCTGGATTAGTATTAAATTATATTATTAAAACTTAAAGGTAAATTATGCATTTAACAGTTATACCCATAGATAAAGCAATTTATTTAGAAACAACTGACGCTCAGTTTCCAAACAGACGTTGTCATATTATTGACAACGATTCTGAATTTTGGAATTCTGTGGATAAAGATATTCATGCTATTCAGTATCATGATGATGGTCAAAAAGAAATTGAGTATAAAGTATCTTCAGGAAAAGGTAATGTTCCAATTACCGATATTTCTATATTAAATAAATATATTGATAGATTTAATTTAACCGAACAAACTTACCAATCTCAAATTATTTGGGATAACAACAATGTTCAAGGCGAGACCTTAGAGCAAAAAGTTACAAGAATAGGACCAAGACCGTAATATTTTAGATAAAACAACCTTCTTCAATAAAAATAGTTAAGGTAGTCCTCCAAATTTCTTCATCTACTAATGGAGAATGAAGTAAATTTGAATCAAATAACACCGCTCTATTTTCTTTAAAACCTATATGCATATCTAAATTGTTATCTGTATAAAATCCAAGTCCATGATTTAATTTTGTACCACCTTCTATTTGTAAATAAAGGTTAAAAACGTGTGGGTTATCTCTATGTGGTTTATACATTGTTAATTTTCTTTTATCTAAACCACATCCACCAACTTTTATTATATTATATTTAAATTTTTTTATACATTGTTTTGATATACATCTTCCTAATTCACTATTAATTGAAAAAGTATATCTTAGTCCATAAGTATCAACATCTGTTTTTTCTTTTTTTTCTTTTGATTCAGGAAAGTATTTAGGTGAATAATTTACATGTTTTGAAAATTCTTTAAGATTATTAAAATCTTTTTCATCTAAAAAATTATCTATTATATATATCACTTAAAATTAATCCAAGAAGTAACGATATATTTTTCTCCACTTAATGGTGGATTGCCTCTGTGTACATATGGGAATCCTGCTGGCCATATTACAATTCTACCTTTAACTGGTTTTATTCTTTGCGATTGATATAAAAATTCAGTTTCTCCACCATCTTCGACTGTATTTAAATATATGGAATAGACAAGAACTCTTTTTGCCATATCCCTTTCTGCAGCATGTTCAATATGCCAAACATGATAACCTTGAGCAGGAAGTGTTTTTTGGATTTTAACATGATCTGTTATAATATCTTCTGCAGTATATTTTTTAACATTGGTCTCCGTGTAATAATGTCTTAATGCCGTATCAAAATTAATCATTAATAATTTTAATTTATTAACATTAAATTCTTGATTAGTTAAAACATCTCCAGTGCAAAATAATTGTTTATCATCTTTTCTATCTTGTGTTGTTCCTTCTGATGTAAATCTTGAAAATACCTTATTGAATTCTTGATATTTTTTAAATAAATCTATGGCCTCATCACATGCTTCATCTGGAATATAACCATCATAAATGCCTATAAAGTCTTTAATATTACTTTTTTTCTCTTGCATCTCTTAACTCTTTTATTAATTTATTTTTTTTCCAATCTGTGCTTTCTATAATATTGGTTACTAAACAATATCTTGTTTTAGTGCCTTCTTCTACTTTACCCACACCGTGTAATATTTCAGGTGGAAATATATAATAATGACCTCTTTTTGGGTGAATAGTCATTTTAAGTTCTGGTAATATTAATGGAGCTCCTTCAGTTAAATATAAAATTAAATGATGGTCTTTATGAGTGTGCATTTGAACACTATCTCCTTTTTTAATTTCATTACCCCAAGAATCAAATACTATATTTTTAGTATACCAATTATTTTTATTAAAAAAGGGGTTTGAATTTTGATGTTTATTTACAACATAATCTATAAATCTTGTAAATTCTGGTTTATCGTTAAAAAATCCCCATGGAGTTTTACCACCATAAACATTTGTAATTTCTTCTTTTCCTATATTTTGTGAAATCATTGCACACATATTTATCATATCAACAACATTATCATAAACACCATGTGATATTTGAATTGTCCTTGGATAAGTAACAACTAAACTATGGGAATAATTTTCTTCTTGTTTTATTTCATCAAGTATAATCATTTTATAAAGTTCTGTATTGTAATTCTTGGTATATGATTTATTAATACTGGGTTTACTTTATGCTGTAAAGGAGTTTTTATAATAACTAATGAGTTTCCAACTACAGGTATATATCCATTTTGTCCGTTATGAGTAAACATAAATTCTCCACCCCAGTTTTTATTCCATCTTTTATTTAAGTAATAAGTAACACCGTATTCTACATGGTCATCTCCATGCCAATTAATACCAGAATTTTTCTTCATAATATGAATTACAAAATTAAAACATTCATTAGAGTTTTTTATTTTTATAAATGGTTGATGTAAAAGCAATGTTTTATAAAATTTAAAATAATTTTCATGGATTCTAACTCTTTTAGGTGTTTCTAAATTATCCAATAACTTTTTTGGCCATGTTTTTGAAACATCTACTAAACACTCTAATTTTTTATATTCTTTAAATATTTCATTATGCAATCTTTTATATTCATGGTTGGGTAAAAAATTTTGTATATAAAATAATTTATCTTCTAAATTATATATTAGTTTCATAATATTAAGATTTTAAAAAACAGTTTATAGAATATCTAGTTCCTGATAAAATAGGTTTTGTTCCATGAATCCATATTGGTTCAGCTGGAAAGATCATAGCATCCCCTGTTCTAAAAGTTTCAATGTGTTTACCTGAAAAAAAAGTAAATTCTCCTCCTGTATATTCTTCATTTAAGTTTAATGTACAAGATGCTCTTATAGTTGGATCCACATCTACATGATCAATTATTTGTTCCCCTGTAGAATATTTTAATATCCTTATATTTGAAGTCATGTTAATGAATCTATCTGTTAGAAAATTAGAAATATTTATTTTTAAAAAATTTGTATAATTTAAAATCATAAGACTTATGTAAAAAGAAGCTAGATCAGCAGCTTTTTTAATTTTATCATCAATATTATAAAAATTAGATAAATTTAAACATCTAAAATCATCTATTACTACTTCATTATTTTTTTCTTTAGTATATTTTAAGCTTCTCTCAAAACCTGATTTATCTTTATATTTTTCAAATATATCTATAAAATATTTACACTTATCTTTTGGGACTAAGTTGTTTTGTCTAAATATTAAATCTGTAATTTTTAAATTCATACATTTTCCTCATAAGGTTTAAAACATTGAATATTAAAATGAACAAATCTAAAAGGTTCAATTCCTGCATCCAATAAATATTGATGTGTTAAATAAGAATTAAAAAATACAAATGTTCCAGGAAGTACTTGGTAATCAAATCTATTATAAGCATATTGTATCGATTCTTTTTTCATAGGCAGTTCGGTTATCCACTTAGCGGGCCTTGGATCATGGAACACTGGCATAGATGTCTTAGGCGAACATTTTAAAAAATAAAATCCGGATATGTGACTACTTTCATGAATGTGTGGCCAATGTTCACCTCCTCCAGCTTTAGGAAATTCTTGCACCCATAAATCTTTAAAATAAAGTTTGTGTCCTGATAAATCATAACCTTGATCTGATAAAATAGTATAGCTAGTATCTTTTATAAATGCTTTAAATTCTTTTAGTTCAGGATCATTACCCATAAATGCAGAATGATGGACCACGGCAAAGTCTTTTAAATCTTTTCCTAAAAATTTATTTCTCTCCTCTATAATTTTTTGATTATTATTTTTAGCTTCTTCAATATACCTATCTGATATTTTATTAATTTCATTTAAGAAGGTTGGCATTAATAAACTATAGACTGGAGTACAAAATAGATTATCTACTTTTAGTGGTAAATTGATTGACATATTATCTTTATCCTTTTAATTTCTGCGTTGTATAATAGCAAAAAGGCGTATATAATTCAAGTATGCCTTTACAAAAGATACAATTTAAGCCAGGATTTAATAAACAACAAACTGCAACCGGAGCCGAAGGGCAATGGATTGATGGAGATAATATTAGATTTAGATATGGTGAACCACAAAAGATAGGTGGGTTTCAGCAACTCGTTTCTAGCACCTTAGCAGGTCCAGCGCGAGACCAGCATACTTGGACTGCATTAGATGGTAAAAAATATGCAGCTATTGGAACTTCCAAATTATTAGTTATTTATTACGAAGGTTCTTTTTTTGATATTACTCCGCTTGGAACACCTTTAACTTCTTGTACTTATACTTCAACAACTGGATCATCAACAGTTACAATTAATAAAACAGCTCATGGATTAGAAGTTGGTGATTATATTATTTTCACGAGTGTTACAACTCCAGGATCTCCTACAACAAGTTATACGTCAGCAGATTTTACAACCAACGTTTTTGAAGTAAAATCAGTTCCAACATCAGGAACGTTTACAATCACCATGCCATCAAATGAATCAGGTACGGGTGTTACTGCAGGTGGAACTTTAACAACGACACCATATATTGAAATAGGTCCTACTTTTCAAACTCCAGCATTTGGATTTGGAACTGGATATTGGGGTGGAACACTTCCAACATCTGTTACTACTACATTAAATGGTGGAATAAATAATATTGTTACAACTATTACAGTTAACTCAGCTTCAGCGTTTCCAGCATCTGGAAGAATAGATATTGGTACAGAATTAATTACTTATACAAGTAAAAATGCAACACAATTTTTAGGTTGTACTAGAGGTGCAAATGGATCAACAGCGGCTTCTCATTTAACAGGAGTAACAGTTACTAATGCAACAAGTTGGGTTGATTGGGGAGAAGAATCAAATACTGCAGGTGTTACACTTGCGCCAGGTTCCTGGTCACTCGATAACTATGGACAGTTATTAGTTGCTACAGTTAAGAATGAGGCAACTTATACATGGGATCCATCTATACCAGGAGCAGTGCAAACAAGAGCTACAATAGTTTCTAATGCTCCAACAGCATCTATTATGAGCGTTGTATCAGATAGAGATAGACATTTATTTTTATTTGGAACAGAAACAACCATTGGAGATCCATCAACTCAAGACCCAATGTTTATAAGATTTTCAAATCAAGAAGATATTAATACTTGGAATCCAACGGTTACAAATACAGCAGGAACTTTTAGACTAGATACGGGCAACGAGATTATAGGAGCTATACAAGGTAAAGATTATATATTCGTTCTTACTGATCAAGCAGCATATACTATTCAGTTTGTTGGTCCTCCATTTACATTCTCTGTAAGACAAGTTGGAACAAATTGTGGATGTATTGGTCAACATGCAATGATATTTGCACAAGGTGCAGTATTTTGGATGGGATTTGGTGGAGGATTCTTTGCATTTGATGGAACTGTAAAACAATTACCTTCATTAGTTGAAGACTTTGTATTTACAAGTGTTGGAGATAATTTAGGAATTAATTATGATGCAAGTCAAATAACTTATGCATATCATAATAGTTTATATAATGAAGTTGGTTGGTATTATGCAAAAGCAGGATCAAATCAATTAGATAGAAATGTAGTTTATAACTTTGTTGAAAATACATGGGCGGTTGGATCTTTAACTAGAACAACATATCAAGATTCTGTTACTTTTGATTTACCATATGCAACACAATATATAACAAATGGTACACCAACATTTCCAACTATTAATGGTGTAAGTAATCTATATGGTTCAACTAAATACTGGGCACAAGAAACGGGTGTCAATGAAGTAGATGCAAATGGTGTTCAAACACCTATTGCAGCTTATATTAAATCAGGAGATTATGATTTATCAGAACAAGGTTTAGCTGGTGATGGTCAATTAATCATGCGTGTTAAAAGATTTATTCCAGACTTTAAGAGTCTAGAAGGCAATGCAAAAATAACTTTATTCTTTAGAGATTATCCAGCAAATCCAGATTCAACACCATCTACAACTCCACCATTAATTACTGGACCATTTACAATTACATCTTCAACAACTAAAGTAGATACTCGTGTACGAGGAAGACAGGTGAGTTTAAAAATTGAAAATGAAGCAGTTGATGAAACTTGGAGGTATGGAACTTTGAGATTAGATATTGAAGCAGGTGGTAGAAGATAATGGCAAAGATAACAGCATATATACCAGAACCAACAGATAATTATGATGTTAATAATCAAAGACAAATACTTGAAGCAGTTAACACAATTAAAAATCAACTTAACTTTGGATATCAACAAGATTTAATTAACGAACAAGCAGCAATGCTACAATTTATGTATGGAAATCAAAATGGATTTGGATGTGATCAAGGAAGTTCTACTAATCCATCTTATATTACATTTGCAGGTACTAATACAGATGCATTTGGAAGATTAAGAATATCTCAACCTTATACATTATTTGATTCACAAAATAGATACGCAATAGATAATCAATTTGATACATCTACTGCATCTAGTGGATCTACTACTTATTTACCAAATGAATCATCTGTTAGAATGG